GATTTTTATATCCCGAGAGATCCTAGTAAATGTCGTATTATAGAAGTATGGGAACTCAAAGGTTCATGGAAAACATATGCCCATGATCTAATGGACGGTTCCTATTCTATTGTTCCTGAGACAATAAAAGAGATTGCAACACTTAACCGACAGAGGCTTGAATTTGGAAGAGCAGTCGGTATGCCTGACGAAGAAATTGCACTTATTGAAGCTAAAGAGAAATATGAACAGGCATGGTTTGTGAAGTTTCTTACTCCATATGGACAGGTTTTATTTGAATCAGAAACACCATATGCTCATGAATCTCATCCTTACGCATTAACTTTATATCCATTACTGGATGGTGAAGTCTGGGGATTTGTAGAGGATATTATTGACCAGCAAAGATATATCAACCGGCTGATCATTTTAATGGACTTTATCATTAGTGCCTCAGCAAAAGGAGTACTTCTTGTACCAGAAGATGTTATACCTGCCGGAATGACACCTAAATCATTCGCTGATGAATGGACCAGGTTTAATGGTGTTATTGTTTATAAGCCAAATCAGTCATTATCTAAACCGGAACAGATATCAAGTAATTCTACCAACATTGGGATCCACGAGCTGCTTGCATTACAGATGCAGCTTATTACTCAGATATCAGGAGTACATGAAGCAATGCAAGGACAGGCTCCTAAATCAGGAACCCCTGCAGCATTATATTCCCAAGAAGCCCAGAACGCATCACTTAATACCCTGGACTATATTCAGACATTCAATCATTTCATTCAGGACCGCGATACAAAAGTTCTAAAACTGATCTGTCAATATTATACAGAGCCAAGGTTCCTTGCAGTATCAGGTAAGCAATATAGTCAGGAAGCAAAAATGTGGGATCCTGCAAAAGTGAAAGATGTTGAATTTGAACTTGTAGTTACTTCTGGAAATGATACTCCTGTATTTCGTAGTATGATTGACAGTACCTTACTTCAAATGTTACAGGGTCAGATGATTGATCTTGAAATGTTTCTACAGAATACTACTTTGCCATTTGCGAACCAGTTACTTGAGAGCATCCAATCTAAGAAACAGGCATTGGCAGCCGGCAATGCTCCTGGAGCAGTTGCTTCTACCGATCCATTAGCTATAGAAGCTGCTAAAGCCAATCCTGATGTAGTGAGTAAGTTTACCTCTGATCTAGGAAGAGTTGCGTAGATAATTGTCAATGACTTTCATACATTCATCGAAGCCTACTCCAAATTCAGCTTTGAATCCTCTCTTTGAAAGTTCATAAAGGAACATAGCTTGATCGGTCAAATGATCATTTGCATAATTACTTCTTGTCTTATCTAATAGTCTCGTCCCTTCTGCTTTAATCTCAAGGAATAATCCATTATACTTACCATCCTTGCTCCGTTCGATGATAAACAGATCAGGATAACCTTTGCCTCCTTGAATAGCCTTGAGTTGCCCGGACTGTGTTTTAGACAAGTTCAGTCCTGTAGGGTCGAAGTGGTATAACACATTCGGGTATTGCAGTCTTAGATAGTAGGCAATATTCCTATAGATCTGATACTCTCTATTCATATGTTGACCAATCTTCTGCAAGGATATCTGTTTGACTTGCTAACCAAGGAACAAACATATCATCCGCGGTTTTCATTCCAATCCAAGGAAGATTTTTAAAATCTGTGGTATTACCAAATAGTCTGGTCCAGCCATTTGCAGGAATTAGTTCAAGATACATTCCTTTACCATTCCATCCTGTACGCTGTACTTTTGACCCTGCTTTAAGAAGGCCTAGTGCAATTCCAAAAGATAACTTTTTCTCATCCATGTCATATAGTTTTAAGTGATTTAGAAAAATCAAGTTTATTAGTCCATACCTCATTGGGTAGTAAGAGGGTCATTTCGAGTGTATGCCAGGCCTCAATGCGACATTTCTCAATATACTCCCATATTTCTTTTTCATCAAGTCCAGCTGTAGATGCAGCTCCGACATACCAGATCATCTTCCGAGTCCTTTTGTTATACCTGAGATCGAGCTTGAAGTTAAACATCCGCTTGAATATTTCATGTATCTCGTCTGTGGTATGACCTGTATGATTGGCAACAGGAGTTACAATAAATCCCCAATAGTAGTCATTCGATTCGATTGATCGAGTTGGTAGTATCTCCTGAATAGCAAATTTGAAAGGGAGGCTGCTATGCCGGATAATCCTGCAAAGCTCCTCTGCTTTCTCCTTAGACTTTATAACAAAGTATTCCACCTGACCTCCTCCATTCTTTATGAATATCTTCTGGAGTAATTTTGCCAAAGAATAAAATTTTATCAGTATCTATTTGTAATCTTAGCCTTGCAGCTGCCTCCTGTTGAGAATACCAACCTCCATAAGGAGAAATAGGCATCTCAACAATGGCTTTCATTAGGTCCTTCTGCAGGCTAAGTATCTCTGTTGGCCCTATAACCACAGGTTTGACATATGGTTTTCTTGCAGTCAATATTTGCGGAGCAACAGCGATTACCGCAGCTCCGGTTAGTAGCTTGGTAAAAAAATTACGTCTGTTCATTAGTCAGGTAGTTTAACTTGGTCAGGATTTTCTTCCTGCCATTTACGGAATTCATCAATTCTTGTGCCAATTTCAGCAATGTGATCTATGCCACATTCCATAGCTTTACATAGATCTCTATACCGATCAATAGTACTTGTAGAAATTACATCTTTAGCGGTAAGAACGAAAATAGGGATGCCTTTGGCTTCCGAGTTTTCAATGATTCTTTTGTCCTTTAGTGTCATATCTTATCTGTATTACCAAAAATTAATACCATTGCACCAATGAATGCTAACATCAACTGAATAGTCCGGAAGAACGGAATTGGAATTCTTGTCTTATTGCAGAACCACCTTATTGCCTTATCATAAGCCTTTGTTGTTCCGACAAAGGACCAACTCTGTCCCATTACTTTGTTTATGATTAAATCAAAACTACCGAATCTAAACAAGATAAAAGCTATAATGAGCTTCCAAAAGTTTTCAGGATGTGCTAGTTCCCAAGGAGATAATATATAGTTAGTGGTCCAAAGATATAATCCAATAACAATTAAACCCCTATATAGACCTTCTATTGTTGCGGAAAATACGTGATATCCTTTATACTTAAGCCCTTCATATATGGCTTCAAGTCCTACTAAAATAACAGCTAATAGTAAATACATAATTATCTTTTTTATATATAAATGCCGGGAATTCTCATTACATCACAGGTGTTTGTCAAATATACTCGTCACAAGTATTTTCTGCGGCTTTGTTCATCTCCCCGGCAATATCTTTAATTGCTTGTTATTGTTTTCCAAACTGAACCATTCCAGAACTTCATCTTTTTTGCAGTAGGATCGTAAATAAGTGAAGTAAAATTTGTAGTTGCTTTTACCAGACTCAAATCAGGTGCAGCCGTTGGTGTTCTTGCAGGAATAGGCATATATTCTGCTACTGCCTGCCAGTCCATAAAGTCATTATAACTTACCGGATACCTTAAAGCATCATTGTCCAAATATGTAGGATGTATTATCTGCTCCCATCCATGTATATGTATTGATGTTGGAAAATCAGTAGGTTTGTAAAGTATATCGTCCCACTCAATAGGCTTTGGATTAATGATAACCGAATCCCCATAAGAAGTAAATCTTTTACGAATTCCAGCCGAATCCATTGACACAGAAACGAGCATAACTTCGTTATACATTGAATCGGTCATTGGTCCTACACCAGGAGCATATTCAAGACTATCAGGTAGCACATAATACTTGTCGAATGTTTTAAATGAATTAATAGCCATTGTCTCTGCAACATTAAATAGTTCAGAGATTTGTTTTGCCTGGTAACTCATAAAAGCTGGTGTTGGAATTATCTCAGGAGTGATTGTGTCCAGCATAGTTACTGTAAAAATTCTCTGAGAACTTTTCCCGTTTTTTCCTGTCGCCTTTATTATTACTTCATTAGCAATGAAAGGGATTGTAATAACTGTTCCGGGAGAAGGATTTTGACTTAATGTAAATCCTGAACATCCACCTTTTACAATTACGGAATCTCTGTAATCTGGGATAGAAGCCTGACATCCAGTATCAGCATAGATATACTTTGGAGGAATTTGTGCAATCAAGCACTTACAGCTACAAAGTAGCATAGAACCGAATAAGAAGAACATTAGTTTTTTCATACTGCAAATTTTAGTTTTATATATCGAAGTCGTCCTACAACTGTGTTTATCGAAGTATCCATATCTATCGCTATCTCACGACATCTGAAACCCAAAGTGCGTCTTATATATATTTCTCTAAATGCCGGATTCATGCTTTTAATAATAAGTTTATATCTATCCGTTTCCTCTTTAATAATTATTTCTTTCTCTGGATTCTCGATATTTGACTTAAATTGAGATAGATATTCGATATCAATACAATTATTACATGGATTATACTTCTTAAACCTAATGAAATCAATAGTTGAATTTCTCGCTATTTTAGATAACCATGTTTTAAAGTTAAAAAGGGGCGCATATTTGTTTAAGTGTATGAAAGCCTTTTCAAAAGTAACCATAACCAAATCTTCCGCATCGGCATCGTTATGCACAATACAATTAATGTAATTAAACAGATAAGTATAATAATAATTAAACAGAGCAGTATAGGCACCCTGATAACCATTCTTAGCCTTATTTATTAAGTCCATATCAATTACTTGACGTTTCATTAGGTTCTTTTTTAAACTGATCAATCTCACCATCCTGAATATTTCGTACTGTCTCTATGTAGTTATGTCTGGTCACATCATTACTTGTTACTATAGCAAAACATAATCTTAACATGTGTTCATAATCCCGATATTTTGGAAAATACTTTATTTTTTTTGCTATTTTTAACTGTTGTGAGTTAACTTCATCAAAGCCTCCTAGTAAGTTTCGGAGTATATAATAAGTCCTTCCGTCTGATTTATTCTTTAACTTTGCTCTATATATAGCTCTCTCAATCTGATTCTTATCCCGTTTAATATTCCATATGGAAGTTTTATAACCCATCCATTCTTTCCAATCTATTTTGATCTTGGTAAATAAGTCTTTAAAGTAGTTCATATTTTATTAGGTTTAACCAAATGAAGCTTCACTCTGGATAATATTTTTATTTGTTACGAAAGGTACGGAAATAATTGGTAATGACATATATTTAAGAGCCAACCAAACAACACCAGCTGTCGTTATAACGATATCATCGTTACTGCCATCTACTGCACCAATGCTACCATCAACCTTATACTCAAGAGTATCCATCTCATCACAAGCCCTCTCATCTTTTTCTATATATGAACATTCCCTTATTGCTGCATTAAGTGTATTTATGATCAATGATTTTGTACCTGAATTAGTATGAAATCCCCATTTGATAGGAGCCTTCATTCTTATTTTTTCCGGATCTGTTCTTGCAAATAGATTGGAAAAGTATGGCGCAATCTCGTCTAGGATGGTAATAAAATGGTCTCCTTCTGTAGCTTTTCGTGTACGCAGCGAATTAGTTTCTATAGCTAGTAGTGCATTACAGTAGAACGTTGCAAGCTGAGCTGCTATCCATGCAAATATATCTTGATCAACATGACCCCACCATGTAGCAACAATCTCGGGTTTCCCTGCTTCCATCATCCAATACCTGTCTATAACCCTTAGAACTGAATAATCAGCTGCCTCGGTCCTTCCGCCTATATCCCCAAATATGCAATATCTGTATGCTATTGTTATTTCGGTATCTGGTTTTGACCAGATCCATAAATTACCTCTGGGATTGTCTTTAAAAGTTAAGTTCTTTAGACTATCTGGACCTACCTGTGCATTACCAATAAGCTCCCCCATAAAATCAGGTTTAGTACATGTCTTCCTGATGTTAGCTACATAATCAGGAGAGAATACAGTACGTCCTGTTGATTGAAAGGCTTCTACGTCATTAGATGGATATTCTGACTTCATCCTCCAATCGTCATAGTTCTCTCCGTTTTTAGTATCATAATACCACTTAATCCCCTCTAGGGTGGCTCCTAAAGTCCAAAGATATTTAGCATATGCCTCAGTATTCATCCATGTAATAAATTCCTTGTGATCTTTAATTGGATTCTGATATCTCTCAATTTCAAACCAGGGTACAAATACAGGATCATATGAACTAATGCCTTTTTTGGCTGTTTGCCATTCTCTGTGGAAGAAGTTACCAACTCCTTTTGCAGTAGATTCCATAACGATTAAGGAATCTGGAATAGTTGGAACGGTAGAACGAATACTTTGAACAAGATCCTCAGCTGATCGTTGTAGTGTAGATTTCCAAATGCCGACCTCTGATAGATGGAGCATTGAGAAGTCATATGAACGCAGGCTATCTGGCTCTTGCGCAGACCCTACACCAACGATGCAGTTGCGTTCTTTTATGACCTTTGTTTTACTTGAACCCTCATAGGGAATGAATGTAATTGTACCAAATTGCTTCGGATAAAGTCTCCCTAGTCTTTTATACATTCCCCTTATGTTTCGGGACTGATCGTCAACATCAGCAATAACAGCTGAATGCCAGTTGGTTTTAATAATTAACTGCATCCATGCCATGTAAACTTGAGTAAGAGTAGAACCTCCCCATTGACGAGCTTTAAGTAATATTACTCTAATAGGGATTTTACCTAACCTCATTTTCTCAAAGTGGAGAAGTAATCTCCTCTGTGCTCTATTAAGTATGAAGGGAATCTCTCTTTTAGTCTCTTTGTCCTGGATCTTAGCACAAATATAAGCCCAGAATTCAAAGTCATATTTAAATCTCGTTCTATTGAGATCATTAATAAAGGCATTGCCGGCTATAGGATCATCAGTTTTAATTACCTTCTCGACAGATCCTTCTTCTTTAAGTTTTTGCAAGCCTGGTATTTCTTCGTACATCTGTTTTGGAAAATGTATGACATAATGTACGTTAGCATGAAAAAAATCAATCTTTACTCGTTCAAGATGAGAACCAAGTCCTGTTCCTGGATTATATGGAGCAAGCAATTTAACCCTTCTGGTTATGTTTTCAAGAATGATTTGATCCGTTTGCATGATTATTTTCCCGAAATTTCATTGTGATTATCTTAGACACGTATTCTTGTGTATAACCCGTCCTTATAGCAACCTCATCGTACATTGATTTTTTTGTTACGTTACGAGCATGTTTACCAAGCTCTTGCATCACAGCAACATATGTATTGAAAATATTTTTATGTCGTTGTCTTGTAGTAGCATTAATGACTGCTGCCATTGTCAAGAGTGTTGGTTTGAGCAAATATAGGATAAAAAGACAGATTTTACCGACAAATAGATAATTATTTTACAAACATTAAAGATTAGATTTGAACTAATATTTTATATTAACCTAAAAAACATATTTAATATGGCAGATGGTGGTGGTTCAAGCGCAGGCGCAGGCGCAGCTGCAGGAGCAGCGACAAGCGCATCGGCAGCAGGTTCCGAAGCAGGAACAGGAGAAGCTGCAGTAGCAACTAAATCAGGGGAATCTACAGA